GTGTGCCTGTTTGTCCATTGTAAAGTCCCACATTGAGGCATCACATGTCAATAGACACTCGTCATTCCCGAAAACCGCATCAATCGCTGCGCAAAGCTGCACAACTCCCTCATCATGGTGTCCCATCCCAGCGGCAGAGTGAAACCGACTTCCAGACTGATAATGATCGATGTCACGTGCGTTCACAGCCTTATGCAAGAGCTTCTGGACGAAGCAATCAACGAGGGAACTGATCCAGATCATTCTGAACCTGCCCTCTTTGACCTTCCTCGGAGGGTGTGGCTCCCGCTTGACTGACCACAACAAAACATCCTTCAAACCAAACTCTACAGCTGCCTCTGGCGTGTAACCAGCGACCGTCGTGGTATGGACGAGCATGAGGATTACGCGACACTGGACCAAGTCCAGCAACGTAGACAGCAGTTCTGGGTCTGCGGCCCACTGCTTCTTCGACTGCTGTCGAAAGCGTGCGGAGACGCCCGCCGACGTATCAGCCAAAGTAGCAGCAAGCTTAAACCACCCTTCAAAACCCTGCTGGGCGTGTGACTCAATAGGAGACGTGTCAAAATCCTCACAGCCAGCGGCTAAAGCTTCATCCCAGTCCTTGGCCGTAGCAGGAGGCGAATCGACCGTCGCGAGCTTGGCGTGGGCCTGCATAGATGACATGATGTTGGAGCGAGTGTTTTCTGGAGTAAGCCAGTTTTCGTCTTCGCATCCCAAATCCTTGATCAGGGCCTTGACGGCTTCTGCCCTCTCCTTCGACACATCACTCTCCGGCTTGGCTTTCTTCTTCCTGTCAGGAGTGGTCGCGGACTTAACGCCGTCTACGCGATATTCCCCAACTTTCTCGAAGAATGCTTTACCGTTCTCATCAGGAATTGACTCCTTAGAAGGAACCCACAATGGCTGCACGGCCTCCATATAATCCCTAAACAGGGAAAAAGCGTCACTCGCTATGATATGTTCATGCACTGCTTCAGCACCGAACTCAGAGACAGCCTCTTTCAAGACAGGCGCAAAGGAAAAGTCTCCGTTGATTACCTGTCTCTTCACGTCGGAAAAGTTGAGAGCAAAGAAGGCAGCACAAGCGGCAGTTGCAGCAACAATAGGCTTCACCTTTGTGACGGTGCTCTCAGGCTCCGAAACATCAGGTGAAAAAGCCTCTCCATTGCTAAGATGCTTCTTACCGCTACGCTTCCCGCGAACCTTAACGTTAACGGACGCTTCCTGCATCAAGTCCTTTTCCTTCTTCTGTCTGGCTTTGCTCGCTGCGTGTACTTCTGCTTCACATCCACCATACATGTCTGAGTAGTGAGCTTCGACCTGTTCTTGGACCTTTTCCCACTTCTCCTCCTCTTTGTAGACCTCGTCTACCACGTACTTGAAGTCCTTTGGCTCCCTCACGGTTCCGTAGTCATAATCTAGGGACTCGCCCAAGGCAGCACGCTTTACGACTGTGTAAACAGAATCATGGTACAACCCTTCATAACGCATGTATGAGAAGATCATGTCAAAGTCCACAGCAACGTTGTAGGAGCCAACGCAAGAACCCATACGAACGTCTGGCCTTGCAACGTGGAAAGCCACGTACTTTGGAACTCCTCCAACGTAACGCCGGACGACTCCACCACTGGCACCAGGCTCAGTCGAAACCTTGTGCATCACAATACCGGCTTTCTCCGCAGCCTGCGC